AAATTCCAAGCAGCAGCAGCCAGGCGCAGGCGTGAGGCCCAAGAGGCTGCCAAGCGTGCGGCCATCATCCGCAAGAACAAGCGCGAGGCATTGGCCGAATACATCGCCATCGGCTTGGCCACCTTGGTCCTTGCAGCCCTGCTGATCTATGGTGCTTACATTTACATGATGTACATCCGCAAATGACCGAAAAGGCCGACACCATCATCGACAAGGTGCTGTCCTATGTGGACAGCCCATTCAAGCTGTTCGCTGTCATCCTGATGGGTGTGGTGGCCTTCTCTGGTTACTTCCTTTGGCAGAACCAAGAGTTCATGAGGGATGCCTACAAGGAGTCCAAGAAGCTGCCCGAGATCAACACGGCCAGGGCGGACGAAGCCAGTGCCATGTTGTTCAAGCAAACGGGCGCTGCTGCCGTGGCGATCTTCAAGGTCAACCCACTGTTTAACTCGCGTGTGGTCTACAAGGCATACACCAAGGATGGCCGGGACAAGAGCATTGACGACATAGACGTTGGTCTGTTCACGCACAGCACGCCCAACAACAACGATGTGGTCAAGCTGATGACCAACCAAATCCCTTGCGGGGAATACCGCTACGCTCAGTCTGAGGTGGGCTTGTGGTACATCGAAAAAGGGGTGGGGTATACCTGCCGAGTCAGTGTTCCGCCAGACAGTCCGAGGTTTGTGGGGCAGGTTACTGTGGGTTGGCCGCAGGAGCCAGAGAACTTAGAGCAAATAAAATTCATGCTGGAGATCGCTTCAGCAATGTTGACCAAAAGGGGCAATTGATATGGAATGGCTTAAACAAATCGCACCCACCATCGCCACAGCAATGGGTGGCCCACTGGCCGGTATGGCCGTGTCGGCCATCTCCAAGGCCATCGGCGTGGACCCAGACAAGGTGGGCGACATGATCAGCAACAACAAGCTGACAGCCGAGCAGATCGCCCAGGTCAAGATCGCTGAGATCGAATTGCAAAAGCAGGCGCAAGAACTTGGCCTGAACTTTGAAAAGCTGGAAGTGGAGGACCGCAAGTCAGCCAGAGAGATGCAGGCCACCACCCGCAGCATGATGCCGCCACTGCTGGCTGGCGCTGTCACCATTGGGTTTTTTGGCATCCTGATCATGATGTTCATCGGTCAGGTGGACAGCAACAACCCCGCTATCCTCATGATGCTGGGGTCACTTGGCACGGCATGGACAGGCATCATTGCCTACTATTTCGGCAGTTCCGCAGGCTCACAAGCCAAGACTGATTTACTTTCCAAGACAGGACCAGTGAAATGAGAGAGAACTTTGCAGAGGCTTTACAGCACGTTTTGAAGCACGAGGGCGGTTTCGTTAACCATCCGTCTGACCCAGGTGGCATGACCAACCTCGGCTGCACCAAGGCAGTCTGGGAGGAGCATTGCGGCCACCCGGTGGATGAGAAGGTGATGCGTGCCCTGACGCCTGCTGACGTTGCGCCCCTGTACAAGCGCAAGTATTGGGACAAGATCAAGGGTGATGACCTGCCATCTGGCGTGGATTACATCGTGTTTGACGCTGCCATCAACTCAGGCCCAGGCCGCGCTGCCAAGTGGCTGCAAGCCACTGTCGGTGTCGAGCCTGATGGCGGCATCGGCCCCAAGACCTTGGCGGCTGTCGCTGCGTTCGATCCCAAGCAGTTGATTGACGACTATGCCAAGCGCAGACTGTCCTTCCTGATGGACTTGCCAACCTGGCCAACATTTGGCAAGGGATGGGGCCGCAGGGTTGAGGATGTGCGCAAGGTCGGCCTCGACATGGCATAAGGTGGAATAATTGCGGCATGGCCAACGTCAAGCAGCAATTAGAAACCCCATCCATTCCGAGCCTCGGTTTTGCTCCGGAGGTGTATGAGCGCAGGCACTTCAGTGAAAACTACGGTGCCCTGAACACCTATTTCCGCAAGACGATCAGCGTGCTGGGTGCACTGTTCGGCCCACAAGGCGGCAAGTTTTTGAACACCCCACATGGTGCTTTTCACAGCAGCATCGACCAAGTGGCCGCCAACACCACCACGGCTTACCCGGTGTATTTCGGCACCACCGACATTTCCAATGGCGTGACAGTCGCCAGCGACTCGCGCCTGACGGTGGCGGTGGACGGAATCTGGAACGTCCAGTTCTCTTTGCAGATCAAGAACGTCAGCAATGACGGGCAAGACTTTGACATCTGGTTCCGCAAGAACGGCACCAACATTGCCGACAGCAACAGCCGGTTTCACATTGCGGCCCGTAAGTCTACGGGCGACCCAAGCCACATCATTGCGGCGCTGAATTTTTTTGTTGAGATGGTGGCCGGTGACTACATCGAAGTCGTGGGCTGCGTGACCAGCACCGATGTAAGTCTTGAGGCATTCCCTGCTGGCACCAGCCCCACACGGCCTGCCATTCCATCGGCCATTGCCACCATGACATTCGTGTCGAACCTACCGAGTTGAGCCATGTACCTTCCACTGAAACTTCCACCAGGCATCTACCGCAATGGCACGGAGTACCAAGCTGCTGGCCGCTGGTATGACGCCAACTTGGTGCGCTGGTACGAGAACACGCTGCGGCCTGTTGGCGGGTGGCGCAAACGCTCCACAGCGCAGCTGTCTGGTGTGTGTCGCGGCATCTTGACTTGGCGCGACAACAGCGCAGTGCGCTGGATCGCCTTGGGCACCCACACCAAGCTGTACGCCATGAACCAAGGCGGCACGCTCAAGGACATCACGCCAACAGGGTTCACGGCTGGCGCTGCTGACGCCATCGTCAAAACCGGCTACGGATACCAAGAATACGGCTCCTACGCCTATGGCGTGGCGCGGCCTGATGTCGGCTCCAACACGCCAGCGACCACATGGTCGATGGACACATGGGGCGAGTATCTGGTGGCATGCTCCAACTCCGATGGCAAGCTGTACGAGTGGCAGCTTGACTTTGCAACGCCCACCATTGCTGCGGCCATTGCCAACGCGCCAACGGGCAACAAGGCTGTGATGGTCACAGCCGAGCGCATCCTGTTTGCCCTTGGCGCAGGTGGCAACCCCCGCAAGGTGCAGTGGTGCGACCAAGAGGACAACACCGACTGGACGCCCGGCACCGACAACCTGGCTGGCGACTTTGAACTGGCCACACCCGGCACGCTGCTGGCTGGCAAGCGCGTCAAGGGTATCAATTTGCTGTTTACCGATGTGGATGTCCACACGGCGCAATACGTTGGCGCTCCATTCGTCTACGGCTTTGAGAAGGCTGGCAGCGGCTGCGGCCTGATCTCGGCGCAGTCTGTGGCTGCCATCGACACTGCCGCCATCTGGATGAGCAAGTCGGGTTTCTGGATTTATGACGGATACGCCAAGCCACTGCCAAGTGATGTGGGTGATTACGTTTTCCAAAACATCAACTATGCGCAGTCTTCCAAAATCTATGCTGTCCACAATAGTCAGTTTGGTGAAATCTGGTGGTACTACCCCAGCAATTCAAGCAATGAAAACGACTCTTATGTCACGTTCAACTACCGAGAGAATCATTGGGCGATTGGCACTTTGGCTCGGACTGCTGGCAGCCATGCTGGTGTTTACACCAACCCGCTGATGGTGTCGGTGGATGGCTATGTGTACGAGCATGAGGTGGGTTTCTCCTATGACGGTGCCACGGTCTATGCCGAGTCTGGACCTGTGCAGATTGGCAACGGTGACAACATCATGAGCGTGCGCCAGGTGGTGCCCGATGAGCAGACGCTGGGTGAGGCGGTGGTGTCATTTGCCACCCGGTTCTACCCCACGGGTGACGAATCCTCATATGGCCCATACTCCGCAGCCAACCCAACGTCTGTGCGCTTTGCTGGTCGGCAGGTCAGCATGAAGGTCACGGGCGCTGTGCTGGCTGACTGGCGGGTGGGGGTGATGAGGCTGGAAGCTGTGCCGATGGGCAAACGCTGATGGACTTGGAGCATCTGCACCGACTGCGCCACCATGTGGAGGCTGCCTTAGAATACTCTGGAGGCACACACCATTTTGATGATGTCGTTGAAATGGTGAAGGACAGCAGGCTGCAAGTGTGGC